TGATGTTTTTAAATATAATATAGGATCAGCACTGGCAGAGCCTGTAGCATGAATGTTTCAGACTATAGATAAGCTGTTAACAAAATTCAATGGCCTTGATGCTTCTACACAAAAACAAATTGCAAAATGGGGATTAATGGCGGCAGCAATTGGGCCTGTTTTATTTGTGTTTGGTAAAACAGTGAGCACGATAGGAAAAGTAGTTACTATTTTTGGAAAGGTATCAAAGGCTATACAGACAGCAGGAGGGGTAATGGGATTGTTAACATCACCTGCTGCGATTGTAATTGCTGTAATTGCTGCCGTTGCAGTTGCGGCGGTTATCTTGTACAAAAACTGGGATAAAATCAAAGGCAGTGTGCAAGGCGTTATTCAAAAATTTCAGGCGTTTCGTACAACGGTGGCTCCAATTATGCCAGCTATTTCAGCGGCAATGCGTATATTTGGGCAAGTAGTAATGCAAGTATTGCGTGGAGTTGTTGTTGGGGCATTTAATGGGGCACTTGGAGTGATTCAAGCGTGGCTTGGAGCTGTTACTGGGGTTATCGAAAGTGCAAAGCAAGTATTTCATGGCTTTATGAATGTTATTAAAGGCATCATGACTGGAAATTGGTCGCAGGTTTGGGAAGGTGCAAAAAACATTGTTATTGGTGCTGTGAATGCAATTATTTCAGTATTTAAGGGTATGATTAATACGATTACATCTGGAATAAATACTGCGGTTGATGCAATTAACTCGATTAGTGTAGACATTCCCAAAGGAGTGCCAGGAGTTGGGGGGAAGCATATAGGCTTTAATGTTGGGAAAATCCCACAACTTGCTAGTGGTACAAATAACTGGGCAGGAGGAATTGTACAAGTGCATGAACGAGGTGGGGAAATCATTGACCTTCCAAATGGATCAAGGGTATATCCTCATGATGAGAGTATAAAAAAAGCAAGAAAAGAAGGAAAACAAAACATCAGTATTGCTAAGCTAGCTGATAGTATTATCGTAAGAGAAGATGCTGATATAGATAAGATTGTAACTGCTCTTTATCAGAAGCTAAATAAAGTAGCGTTTAATCAAGGAGTGACATAATGGAAATGTGGCTAAAACAAGATGCGGATTTGTTCCGCATTCCAGTTCTTCCGTCTGAGTTGAAAATTACAAGTGGAAAAACGACACAAACTGTAAATATCAATGCAGTTGGAGAAATTCTTCTGCAAGGAAAGCGGACGCTGAAGACACTTTCTTTTTCATCTTTTTTTGCATCAACATATGATCCGTCTTATTGTGAGTATAGAGAAGATTTTGAGCCGGTAAAGGCTATAGAAATATTAGAAAATTTTAAAAACAAAGGGACGGTGAATATTTTGATCACCGAGGTTGGTATAAATTTTGATGGAATTATAACTTCATTAGAATATGCACTAGAACCAAATACAAAGGATTATACTTACACTATCTCGTTTACTGAAGACAGAAAAGTAAATGTTCCTCAGCAAATTGCCGCATCATCAAACAATGGTGCGGCGAATACTAGCAATGTATCAGAAGTTAGAACAGAAAAAACTGCTACGAAGGGCACAACTTATGTCGTAAAAAAAGGTGATTGTCTATCTAAGATAGCGAAGAAGCTAACCGGGAATGAGGCAAACTGGAGAAAAATCTATGCGGACAACAAAAAAGTTATTGGGAGTAATCCAAATAAAATTTATCCAGGACAAAAATTAATAATAGGCTAGGTAAAAAATGGAAATATTTTTATTCAAAACCACAGGGGCAAGGATAAATATAACAGATATAGTTGAATCGTTAAGTTGGAGTGGAAGCATAGAGCAAGCATCAAGAATCTTAGATATTACCGTAATCAATGCACCATTCGACCCTGTTATGGCTCAAGTAAGTCGTTTTCTTGAACTAGGAGACTTTATCAGTGTAGAAAAAGAAAATGTTGAAATTTTTTTTGGGCAAGTATATACACTTGAAAAGTCAAGCGACATTGGAACGGTGACTTACAACTGCTATGATATTGTCAACCACTTATTGAAGAGTAAAGGAAAATACAATTTCAAGGATATGACAGCTGAAGGGATAGCTGCTAGAGTATGTGCTGAACTGTCGATTCCTGCGGGGAATTTCGCACGCACAGGGGTCAATATTAAGACGATGATTGTTGATGGAACAAGTATATATGACACGATTATGCAAGCTTATACAAAAGCATATAAGGTTAATCATAAGATGTATCAATTAGTACAAGAGAAGCGTGCAATCAGTGTGATTGAAGTCGGAACCAAGGTTGCTAATTTCAGACTGAGCGAAGAAAGCAATATAACAAAAACAAGTCAATCTGAGAGTATTAATGACATGATAAATCGTGTCAAAATATACAATGAAAAAGGGACTCAAATTGGTGAAGTTTCAGACTCAGTGGCATTAAAAAAATTTGGAGCATTTCAAGAAGTCTATACAGCTGAAAAGGGAATACAGCCCACAGTAGGAGCGACTTCAATGCTTAAAGGAATGACACAAAATCTAAGCATTGAAGCTGTAGGAGATACTCGCTGTGTAGCTGGAATGGGTGTTGAAGTGTACGACATAACACAAGGAATCTCAGGATTATACTGGATTTCATCTGATAAGCATGAGTTTAAAGAAAGCGTACATACAATGACACTTGAACTGTCATTTAAAAGACTGATGGATATAAAAGAAGATCAGGAGGCATAAATGAATAATGCAATAGAGGGGATTTTGGGCATTATTAGTGAAAAGAGTAAAGAAAGTAACTCGGAGGAATTGAAAATTGGCAAGATGCTTGATGCAGAGAGAGTGGCTTTAGATACATTAGTGCTTGAAAAAGAAGACTTGCTTTTTGATGAGCAGCTTTTAAAAAGACAATTGACGAAGTTAAATATTTTGTTTGATTCTCAAACTGGAATTATCACTGACAATAGTGAGTATACAGAACCGCTTAAAGCTGGAGATATAGTGGCGGTTCAAAGACTATCAGATAGCTTATACTGTGTCGTTGGGAAGCTGGTGAATCTATGATTTTGCCATCTTTTATTACACAAGAAATAAAAACTTTCAAAGAAAATCAAAAGTATATTGATGCAAAAGAGTTTGCTTTTGATTTTAATGAAAAGAAAATGATCGATGGCACTGTAGAGAAAAAAAGTGCTGTAAAAATTTGGATATACAATACTTTAAAAACAGAAAGGTATAGATGGGAGATTTATAGCTGGCAATATGGTTCTAGTCTTGAACAATATATTGGTAAGTCTTACAGTGATGCATATATCAATGACAGTGTAAAAAAAGAAGTAACGGAGGCACTGAAAGTTAATACTAATATTACTGATGTGAAGGACTTTAAGGCTTATATGCTAGATGACACTACTTTACATATGGAATTTTATGTAGTAACGAAGTGGGGAGAGGAGGTGGAAGTCTATGTTTGAGAAGATGACTTTTAAAAAGATTCTTGCTGATATGCTTAATCGAGTAGATAATATGATATCTAAAATCGAAGGAAGCTTTATATATACTGCATTGGCACCAGTTGCTTTTGAAATTGAAAGAGCATATGTCCAAATGGACTATGTAAATGCTCAACTAGATATAAATACAGCAGATTATGATAGCCTTGTACGAATGTGTGAGCCATTCGGCATCATTCCATTTGGTGCAACTTATACACAAGCTAAAGCACAATTTAATGTATCTGTGCCACCAGGATCTCGCTTTAGCATTGGCAGATTTACATATGTTGTTACTAGTATAATAGATGCTAACACAAATACTTACTTAGTCACTTGTGAACAAACAGGTAACGATTCGGCTGATGTGCTTGGTGATATGATGCAAATTAGTTATATTGCAGGCTTAACAAGTGCTAAGCTAGTCGAAATTTTGGTTCCTGGGCGTGATCAAGAGACTGTAGAAAGTCTCAGAGAACGCTACAAAGAGTATTTTCAAAGTAAATATTTTGCTGGGAATCGTGCAGATTATATACGATTCACTAAAAGTATACCTGGTATAGGATATGTAAAAGTATATCCAGCATGGAATGGTGGTGGAACAGTAAAGCTTGTGATCACAAATCAAAATGGCGGAGTGGCTAGCTCATATTTGATCAGTACAGTACAAAACACTATTTGCCCAGAGCCTGGGCAGGGAGTTGGACTTGCTCCAATTGGACATAATGTAACTATAGAATCTGTAGTAGAGCATGATGTAAGCGTTTCTTGCACACTAACTTTTGAAAATGGATATACAGCAGAAGATGTTCGTGCTGATGCTGAAACTGCGATCAAAGAATACTTTAAGTCGATCATTAAAGAATGGGAGTCTAGCGATGGAATCGTAGTAAGAATAGCTCAGATAGAAAGTCGCATTTTAGGAATACATGGGGTAAGAGACATTGCAGATACAAAAATGAACGGCGCAGCACAAAATGAAGTACTACTCAGTAATGAAGTGCCGACTTTTAGAGGGCTTAGCATATGATTATAGACATTCTTAGCTACTTGCCTTTTCATATACGAAAATTAAATGAGTATCGAAATCTTTCAATAACAGAAGATGCGGAGATTGAGAAACTTTTCAATGAAATTGATCGCTTGTATGATAATGCTTTCATTAGTACATTAGATGAATCTGGGTGTGAAAGATGGGAACGAATTTTGGGCATTGTAATTAGAGACACAGATACTATTGATTTTAGAAAGATGCGTATAAAATCTTTTCTAGTTGGGCAATTGCCGTATTCACTTAACAAACTTAAAAGCATTTTAAATGCAATGTGCGGTGGAGAAAATCAATATGAGCTAACCATTGACTACGCTAACTATGCTGTAAATATACTTATTGAGTTAACTAGCCAAGAGTTATTTGAAGAGTTTAAACGCTTGCTCAATGAAATAATGCCATGCAATTTAAAGCTAACGATACAATTAAGATTCAATGCATGGGGAACAGTGCGAGACTTTACATGGTCGCGCTTTACGAGTACGACATGGACACAGATAAGGACGGAGGTTTTATAAGTGAATCAAACTACAAACTTACATCTTGATAAGCCTTCTTTAACAGACTTTGTAGATGTAGAAGTACTGAATACCAACTTTGATAAAATAGATACAGCTGTGACAGATGCAAAAACAAATATAGATAGAACTAAATCAGATATCGCTTCAAGTACAAAAGTAATTGAAGTAATACTTTTAGCAAATAGATGGAGTGTAAGTGCACCATTTTTGCAAAGTGTGACGATAACAGAAATTAATTCGCAGTCACAGCCTATAGGAAGCCCTAAAATTCCACGAGGAGCATCTAAAGAATATAAAAAAGCTTGTGAATGTATCGACGGATTCGAGACAAATAATGGAGCAGTTACATTTTACTGTAATCGTAAGTGTCCATCAGAAAATATCACAGTGCTTTTAAAAGGAGTATAATATGGCACAAGGGATTTGGCTCAAAGCAGGTGGAGGGGTTACTTCGGACGATGTAACCGCTACTACTAATCTGATTGTACAAGGGTATACAACCGTCACAGCAGATAGTAACGACGAAGTGGTAAATGGCACTTTACCAAATATGCCATCACAAACAAGCCCTCTTTCGTGGCGATTTGATAATGGTAAAGCGTATGTAAAAATTCAAAAAGGAGCATATATCCAAGAAAGCACGCCAAGTGGAGGAGCAGAAATTATAATACCTTTCGAATGGATTCGGGCACATATACCATCGCAAAGCGTACTAAACAATGCTGTGATTTTTGGGAAAAGAGGGGAAATAGAAGATAAAGGTGATGGCAATCTGTCAGCTTTAAACATCGGCACGAATGGTGGTGACTCGGTTTTTGCAAATTTTCCAAATGGCTACTATCATAATGCAAGTGGAAGGCCATATATATGGCTAAGGTGGACGGACCTTGCAAGAGTACTAGGTCTTGACGGTTCAAAATGGTTACAAGGATATAGTGCAGCTGGTGTAAATGGCACTATACCCAGTTATCAAAACGGTCAAACCACAGATTTGATCGGCACGAATGGTGGTGACTCGATACATTGCTGGGTAAAAAGCGGATATCATCCAGGTGAAAATGGGCATGCATATATGTGGCTTCCATGGGACAAATTAAGAGGTGTGCTTGGATTAGATGCATCAAAGATGCTAGATACACTCAACATTTGTGGAGTGCGAGGACAAATACCTCGTTGGATAAGCTCCACAGGGGGAGTAATTTCTGCCTGGAACGGTGAGGGCCACGCGTGGGACGACACAATAGCTGGCAGGGGCAGGGGAATTATCAGTAGAATTCCAGATGGATACAAAATCGAAGGAGCAGATTGGACTTTTTTGCCATCGCCAAATTTATATCCTCAAAATATTGTAAAAGATGTAAATATCAATGGCGTAATAGGCAGCAGAAATTATATAGATCAAATTGCAAATTCATCAATCACAGGAGACTATACTTTTCGAGTGTCACAATCAACAGATACAGTGACTTTTAACGATAATTGGTATATGTATAACACACTGATTGTAGGTATAGACCTTGTGGGGAAAGATATAAAGCGTGGAGGATATCTTCGCACAGACAAAGGAGGTCGCTATCATATCACAACGCTTGCACTTTCTAAAAATGCAAATGTTGAAACTTGGGTAGTTTCAGATGATGGAGCAGAAAATCAATTTAGCTTACGAAGAAGCGGTACACAGCTTTTTGTAACACACACTGGAAACTATATAAACAACAACACAACATTGAACATTTATGTAAAAGGGTATGCATCTGCTGCATTTGATGAATGATGAATAATAAAAGGAGGTAAAAAGATGCAGGTCACAGTATTTTATGACAAGGCCACTGGCAATCTTTACGGGTCGACGACCGCAGCTAAAGAGAATATTAAGATTGGAGTTTTCGATATGCCAGACGGCGAGACTTTGG